CGCCGTAGACTTGCATGGTCATTTGATGTAACTCCTTGGTTTGTGGGGGTGTTGACCTGTCCGACTACGGGACGGTTATTTCTCGGTCACTTCAACCGACGTGAACGCCGCGCCGGTGACTGCGGTGACCGCGGTCGCCTTCGGGTTGAACACGCCGACGGTGTTGACGTAGACTGCGTTGGGCACGACGGTGGCGTCATCCAGCTCGGTGGTCCCGCCGACGAAGTTGCCGGTGCCGGTCGGGTTCACGATCACGAAGCCAACGCTCGCCTTATCGGCCGGCTGCGACGGGAACACCACGGCGGCCAGGGTCGCGGCCTCCGTACCCATCGCGGCGGTGAGAGCACCGGCGGCGTCGACGAAGACTTGGTAGACGTTGAACATGTCGGCCGTGACCGTTCCGGACAGCGTCACTTCCGCGGTCGTCTTGCTGAGCAGCGCGCCGCCAGCGATCGCATAGATCGTGTTGGCGAGCAGCACTTTCGCCTTGCTGCCAACGCCGATGGCCAGGCCGCCGGTGTTGAAGATCACCGCTTTCGAGCGGTCTTCCACACGGTTGGCTTCGGTCACGAGGCTGTCGACGTCGGTGACGGCACCGCCAACCGAGTCCAGGATCGTGTCGAGGTCACGCGCGACGGCGCGCAGGATGTCCTTGACGACCGGATCGCTGATCTGGGAGGCTGCTACACTGATGGTCATTTGTTAAATCTCCTGGGTGGTTATCGAACTTTCTCGTTGGCCGTGGCTTCGTCAAACGCGGCATCGAAGTTGTTTGGGTCCGGCTGCGCGGTGCGCACGACCGTGCGCTTCGACGGCACGGCTGACATTGCCGCGGCCTTCTTCGCCTTCTCGGCCTCGGCTGCGGACTCCTTGTCGGCTTCCTTGGCTCCCTTACCGGTCGCCTGCTTGAAGGTCGAGATAAGCTCGATCATCTCAGCCGTTGTTCCCTCATTGTATACCTGTTCCAAACGGCCTTTGTAGAGGCTCGGCTGTTGGTCGATCCAGGCTTTCAGCGGGCCGGAGTCTTCCTTTCCGGGCGGCAGGATGTCGTCCAGGTCGGCGTGGGCCTTCTCCAGAGCGGCGAAGTGGCGCTGCTCCTCAGTCTGCACGGCGCTGTTGCGCAGGACGCCGATGTCCTTATAGACATGCTCCAGGACCTGTTGAAGCGTGGTCGTGATCAGCTTCTTCATCCCGTGCTCGCGGTGCTTCAGGATCACGTCCATAGCCTGCTTGGCTTCTGGCCAGTCCTTCTCGAGCTTCTCGATCGCGTCTTTCTCGGCGGGGGTGAGCTCCAGCTCGGGGAACGCGACGGTGGCGGCGGCCTGCTTGGCGGCCTCAGCCTCGGCGGCCTTCTGGGCGGCCAGCTCCTGCTCGGCCTCCAGCTTAGCGCGGGCTTCGGCCTTCGCGCGCTCCTTGATCTCGGCGACGCGCTTTGCCTCGGCGTCAGCGGCCTTCTTCTCCTCCGCGGCCTTCTTCTCGGCGTCGGCGTCTGCCGGCTCGTCCGTCTCTTCGGCCGGCTCGTCCGTCCCTTCCGCGGGCTCGTCCTTCTTCTCCGCCGGTTCGTCCTTCTTCTCCGCCGGCTCGTCCTTCTCCTGTGCGACCGGTGCGTCGCTGCCAGGTGATGGGACCGGGTCCTTGTCCGCCGCGACCGCGGCCTCCTCGAACGCTGCCGCGAAATCGTCTGCGTTATCTGTCGCCATTTACGTCTCCCCCAAGTTTGATGGTTTTCCCCGCCTTGACGGCGTCGATCAGCCCGACCAGTTCATTGTACGCGCCCTGGTGGCGGTACACGTCTGGTGCCTCCGCCGAGGCCATGTGCCTCAGCGCTTTCTCTGCGCGGATCTCGAGAAGCTCGAGCCACGCGGCAGCCTCTGCCTGGAGCTGCTGTACGTGCAGCAGATCCTTAAGCTCAGCCTCCCTGTTTCGATCCAGCCGCCTTTGCAGGCTCCGTGCCCTTGTCATCCAACACCCCCTGTAGTGCGTCAATGATCGCCTGGAAGGTGGCTACGTTCGCCTCGTTGTTCATCTTCCCTGCGGTCGCCACGTCCTTGAACGACTTGCTCATGGTCGCCTTGATGTCCGCCTCGAGCTGCTGGTTCTGGAGCCGCGCAGCCTCGGTGGCCTTCTCCTGCTCCTGCGCCAGCATGGCGTCGACGGTCTTCTGGTCTTCCATGTACTCGGCCGGGTCGAGGTCCCGAACGCGGAGTTTCTCCTCGACCAGCTTGCGCTTCTTGATGTAGACCCGCTCGTCCGGGGCCAGGCCCTGGCTCAGCCAGTCCAGCGAATTCTGGCGCATCTGCCGCGCGATGAGGCTGGTCGCCCCGCGCACGATGACCTGGAAGTCGCCCTTGTCGCCCTCCGGCCCGAACTCCATGTTGTACTCGTACAGCGATCCAACTAGCGACTTCGTGAACTTGTCGAAGTTGCGGACGGTGTCGCGGATTGGCAGCGAACTCAGACTCAGCAGCGCGTTGGCGCCGGTCGTGGTCCGGTAGGCCTCGCTGCCCTGCTCCACTTGGCCGAGCGCGCTCGGCGGCATCATGGTCTCCATCTCCGAGAACTGGGTGAATTTCTCGATCACCTGAAGCAGCTCCGGGATGTGGCTGTCAAAGGAGATATTGCGCACCGCCGGGATGTTCGCCGGGATGTCGTCGTTGTTCCGCTGCCAGGTCTTGAACGCGTGGATGGTCGGATCCGTGTCCGGGTCCAGCGCATCCATGTTGATCTCGAGGTTCGGGCCGCACACCGCGCTGGCGTTGTCAACCATCATGCGGGCGGCGTTGGCCACAGTCATCTGCGAGTCGCGCATCGCCTCTGGGAGCGCGGCGCCGAGGAGCGACGTGTCAGTCTCCTCGTAGATGAAGACATGGTCCGGGCGGGCGTGCGCCTCGTACGGGGTGATGACGGCTTTAAAGACGAAGGTGTCGATGCCAACGATGTTGGCCTCGTAGAGCTTCCCGTCTTCGGCCTTGACGCCGCATGCGATGAGGTCGGCGCCGTGCACCGTGCCCCACCACTCGTACATCTCGTACTTGCGCCCGTTGAGATTGGAGATGTTCGCGCGGTCGGTCACCCGGGCGCTGCGCAGCTCGGACTCCCACCACTCCTCGACGTAGTTCCCGGAGCGGTGCGTGGCGAGGAAGCTGGCGATCTCGTCGGCGTCGTAGTCCGGCAGGGCCTTAAGGTCCTCGATGCCGGCGGACGACATGACGTGGCGGAGGTAGAACCCCTCGGTCTGCGACATCGTCTTCGCCGACATGTCGGGGTAGTAGTCCCACGGGTTCACGTAGACGTAGTACGGCGACCGCTCGGTGATCTCGATCGCCTTGTACGTGCCGTTCTCCTGCTTCCACGTGCGGCGCTTGATGAGCTTGGTGTGCGGGCCGGTGGCCACGCCGTAGCTGTACAGCACGCCGGAGAAGACCACCTGCCTGGAGAGGCTGATGTGGTCCATCTCGGTGAGCTGGTCGTTCATGCGGGTCTCCATCCGGTACGCGCGGGTTTTCGCGTACTCCTGGATGGCGCCCTCGATCTCTTGGTCGGTCAGCGGCTCGGTCGACCCTTCGCCGGCGCGCTTCGCCTGGAGGGCGTTTAGCACTTCCTGGGTCTCGGCCAGGCCCAGCTCGGGCATCGGGCTCGGCGCCACGCCCCAGTTCTTCTCGGTCTGGGGGAACATCATCTCCATCAGCCGGGAGACGGTGCCGATCACTGCGCGGCGGGTAAGCCGCGGGTACGCGCGGGATTGCGTCTCGAGCAGCCCCTGCTCCACTTCAGGGTCCCATTCGCCGTTGAATTGGCGAAGGTTTTTCATCATCTGTTCTTCTTTCGCCCGGCGGTCTTTCTTGTAGTCCCCGAAGGCGTCCCACATGCGCTGGCCGAACGCCCTGACGGCGGACGTGTTTCGCTGCTGGTCTTGGTTCTTGGCCATGAATGGTTACCTGTGGGTGTATGATCCGGGCTTTACGCCGCCCTGTGTGAACCGGGCGCGCTGATGTAGCCGGGCGGCGCTGTCGTCGTGAAAGCCCTTCAAGTATAGCAGGTCTGCGTACTGACCCGCTTCCGCGACGTGGCTGTGGAAGTTCTTGGCGGGGGCGTCCGACTCCTCCCCCTTCCTACTTATCGGGTAGTGGTACCCGCCGGCCAGCGCGCGTGCGTACCCGCGGGCCGCGTACTTGTCGACCTGGAAGGCCGGCTCCCCGCCGAAGTTGCGGGTCAGCCAGTGGTCGGTGGCGCCGATGCGCGCGACCGGGTCGTTGGTGTGGGCGAGCCGGATCTTCTTGAATCCGTGCTTCTTGAATATCTTCAGCGCAGTGTTCTCGACGTACTGGTCCGGGGTCCCGCCGCTCGGGTCGCCGGTGACGAACAGCCGGGCGTCGTGGTACTTGTCGTTGAGCATTGGCTTGAGCCGCTCCTCGATCATCCGTTCCAAGCCCATGCCCTTCGTGGAAATCGAGGCCAGTGTGAGGATGTTGCCGAACGGGCCTTGCTGCTTCAGCGTCACCGCAGGGGTCAGCCCGAAGTCGGCCGAGATCACGATGGCCTTGTGCGGGTTGGCCTCGAGCCCGCCGCGGGCATGGATGGTCGGGTCGAACTCGCCGTGCACCGGGGATCCGGCCGTGCTCTTGCCGTACTTCCCGTGGACGTACATGTCGATGAACGCCTTCGACTTGTTCTTCGCCAGGTTCTGGTAGTAGTTCGGCGGGAGGTTGTCGAGGTTCTCCGCGTACGGGCTCAGGCCGCTGGGCTGGATGAACGAGTCCCAGCCGTTGGTCTCCCCGTCAGGCATCTCCCTGCCGAAGTGCTCCTCCTCCTCAACGCGGGTGTCCAGGCCCTCCGCCGCGGCCCACCAGAAGGTGTCCATGGTCGGCGGGTTGGTGTCAGCCCAGATCCCGCACCAGGTCTGCTTGCCGTGGGTCTCGTCGTTCGGGAACCGCTCGATACGGCCGTCCAGCGCCTCGAAGATTTTCCACGGGATCTCGCGGCACTCGTTCAGCCACGCGCCCGTGAGCTCGAGCGACAGCAGGTTCTTGATGTCCTGCTCGTCGTCCAGCGCACGGAACATCACCTCGCAACGCAGGTCGCCGATCTTGATGAAGTAGGTCTTCGAGGTGGAGTGCCACACCCCGATGCTCCCATTTGGGAACCAGTTCATCCAGGTCTTGATGGTCGTATCGCGCAGCTGCGGACCGGTGTTCCGGACGATCGCGAAGCGCGTGTGCCGGAACCCGTCGGGGGCATGCGCCTGCTCCGCCGCGCGGCGCGGCACCTCGATCGTGCACGCGGACGACTTCCCCGATCCGAACGGGCCGACGGCCAGCCTCCACCTGTTGTTGCTGCGGAGGAAGGCCGACATCACCGGCCCGGGCGACTTGAATTTCACAGCTCTGGGTCCTTGTCGTCGTGGCGGTGCGCATCCGTGATCGCCGCGTGCAGCTTGCACGCCTCGAGCAGCCCGAGGAACTCGGTGAACTTCTGCGGGGCGCCGAAGGTCACGATGCTGTAGTCGTCCGGCATCGAGCACATGACGTACGCGGTGAGGTACGTCTCCTTCGACCCCTCGATGACGTCTGCATACTGCCGCAGACCCTCCGCGACGACCTGGTTTGGCGTCATCTGCGAGTGCTGCGTCGCGAGACGCAGGATGTCAGTCTTCTTCGGCTCCGAGCTGTCCGTCATCTTTTCCTCCCATCGGTGCAAGAACCCCGTCCACTCCCGGGACCAGGTCCAGAATGTCAGCATCGGGGGCCGGAGCATTTGCGCTAACCGTTATGCTCCGCCCCCTATCTGACTCCCCTCCCCCCAAATCTATGTGCAGGTGGAACCCGCCCTGCGACACTGCCGTGTCCTTCTTCGCCGGCTCGAGGTCTCCCATCTTCGCCACCCACTGGATCAGGCTCGCACGCACGTTCGCCGGGGCCTCCGGGTCCGTGGCGATCGAGTACCCCTCCTCGAGCAGGTCCTCCGCCATCAGGCGGGCCTTCGTGCGGAACGTGAGCCCGGCCTCCTTCAGCTCGGCCTCGGCGGTCTTCAGCGCGCGCTTGAACAGCTCGTTGCCCATCAGGGCGACGGCGCGCTCCTCGTCGACCCCGTACTTCGAGAAAATGCTGTTCGCATCGTCGATGCTGAGCACCAGCTCGTACGGGAGCCGCGCGTCGAACGTCACCCCCGCAAGCGTGATGCGTCGCCCGCCCGTCGGGTGCGTGGTGGTGCGCCGCTCCTCCGCGAACCACTCATTGACTGGAGTCTCGTCAGCCATGGATCACCCCGTACGCTGTGACGCCTGTGTCTGTCGGCTGCTGTGTGAGAACGTTGTCCCACACCCCGCCGGTCTCACTTATCGTCATCGCAGGCACGTCCGACACCGTGAACTCGCCCTGGAACAAGCGTGCCTGTGTGCCTGCGCCCCCGGTGTATGCGAGCCGGAGCGTGTACGTCGAGCCGTCCTGGGTGAGCCGCAGGTCGACCCACGCCTGGTCCTCGGCCTCCGACAGGAGATGGGCACTACTCAGCGGGGGGTCCGAGAGATCGGCCAGCTCTATCTTCGTGTCCCCAAGGTACGTCACACCGCTGTAGAACCGCACCAGCAGCCCAAGGCCGTAGTCCGGGTCGAACGTCGCGTCCGCCGGGCGCCACGGGCGCACTGTAACGTGCACACCGCCGGCGCTCGCGCACCGCACGCAGCTGAATCGCTGGATGAACTCCTGCATCGCTGCCCAGTCGTCGTTGATCCCCGCGGAAGTTATCGACGTGTCGTAGGTGTGCGAATACTCGAACTCGGCCTCATTCACGACATCGTGGTCGTACAGCGAGAACTCCCCCGTGCCCGTGAGCCCGCCTCCGGTGCTGGCGTCGTAGGACCCAAATGTGTACCCAAAGCACCCCGCGGTCCTGTCAGAATTGACCGACGCGTACGACCCTACGATCGCCGAGTCGAACGCTGTAAAGTCGATCGGCGCAGCGGCACTCGACGTTCCTGACTCCGTCACGTCAACTATACTGCCAGAGGCCGACGAGATGTAGCGGAACCATCTGACGTGGTACGTCCCGTCCTCACGGATGTACCCACCTAGCGGAACGGCTGAACCCGAAGAGGATCCCGTGTCGTAGGTCTGGTCCAGTACCCCATCGACGTACGTCCGGAGCTCTATGTTCCCGCTCGTAGTGTCCGTGATCGCCACGAGCGTGTTCGTCCCGTTGAAGTCGGTGCGCAGCTCGGTAGTCGAACTGAACGAACCAATCCCAGCGAGCGTCTCCGTCTGCGCTGTGAGCCATGCCTTACTCACGGAGTCCCAACGCTCGAGTGCCACTGTGTAGTCGACCGCGTCTGTGTAGCTGTTCGCCACGTGGAGCACGCCGCCCTCGAGCTGTACGAGCGGCTTCGCGAACTTGTCCCACGCGTACGTGCCGCCGGACATCGCATTCGACGCTGTGTTCCCTGCGGCGTCACTGTCAGGCCTGTTCTCCAGCTCGGACGCCCAGAACGCCGTGGCCGCGCTGTCCGAAGTCGCGGTGGACTTAATCACCGCTACCGTGCTGGTGGCATTCGCATTGAACCCGAAGGTCCACGTGGCAGTGTCGGCCTGGAACTGCGCCTGCTGAATGTCGGTCTCGTACAGATCCGGATCCAGCGCGATGTAGGTGCTAATAGCCCACCAGAATCCAGCGCCTGCGAGAATCTCGATGCGCACTGTGGCGAAGCTGTCGAAGCAGTGCACGTACAGTGTGCCATCAGGCAGTGGCAGCCGTGTGACCTGATACGGTGCGCCCTTGTCCGCGATGGACCGCGCGAGGGCGAGATACTTCTCGCCGCCGCTGTCCAGTTGTAGTATGCGCAGGGCACGCAATTAGATTTCCCCCATGTCCTTGGAGAGCTTGCGGAGGTCTTCCTCATCGCGGCTGCGCGCTCGGTGCGCAGCCGACGGATCCATGGCTGGGCGGTCGCACGGGCCGCTGCCCGTGGCACGCGCGCAGATGCTGTCGGTACAGAGCGGGTGGCACAGCCGACCGGTCGACACGCCACATTCGGTGATGGTGCCCACCACCTGGTACGTGTACTCCGTGCGGATCCCGCGCGTGGGCACGAACGTACCCTCGCAGGGTACGACCGGCCCGTACTCGACTTCGGCGAAGTGCTCCGCCTCGCCCTCTTCGTCGTCCGTCATGTCGCGCAGGCTCAGCGGCGCGTACGGGCGCACGTGCACAGCGAAGTCGATGGCCTTGCGCGCGGCCCAGAACCCCCCGATTCCGAGTACCGCGCCCAAGGCCATGCCGAGCCAGTGGCCCAGCGTTATTGCCTCCCCACCAAAAACCATGACTCCCCTCCCCATCAGCTGTGATCTGGTACGTTCGCCAGCGTTGCCAAAGCGTGGGCCAGGTTAAGCGAGGCCTGCGCGTACTGCATCGCTGCGCCGGCGTTCGTGTGTTCCTTCGAGGCCTTTCTTGCCATGACTGCGATCACGTCCTCGATCTCGTTCTTGGTCTCGGTCTTCATGGGTTCTACCTCCATGGTTGATGTGGCACATGCCACAGTGACACTGTAGCACGGCTCGAGCGCGGGCTTGCTAATTCCGGGGTCCGGACCCCGCTATTGGTGCAGATTTCGTAAGGTATTGATTTGGTACGGCGAAAGCGATCCAGTATGGGGACCCGCGCGGAAGTGGGAATGGGACCCCGGAAATGGTGGACCTGGGTCCCTGTGTACGTGAGGGGGGTGCACAGGGGCACGCGCGCGCAGGGGGATTTCCCCCAAGTGGCCTGGCGCACAGGGAAAAGGGGACCCGGTCGCGCTGTGCCGCAGGCGGCCGGTGGGGGTGGGGAGGGGCGGCCGAGCGCTGGTTGCCTAGCGTTTTCCCTGTGGGCATGTGGGCTTAGCGCACCGTGGCACAGGGAGACAGCGGCGCACGCGGTCGGCGTCCTGGTCGCAGGCTGCCTAAGGAATAGGCAATATGTGACATTGTGTGACTGTTGGCTGGTATCCAGGGGTTCTAGGCAAGAATGCCGGAAACGGGGCGAGCTACCATTCCCGCTATGCAATCAACCACTTGGAAGACTGTGAAGTGGCGGTGCCTAAAAAAGAGGCAGGCTAAGTGCCTGTTTTCCTGGCAACTATCCAGGTATCCAGGTAGGAAAGTGTCACTTTGTACTGTAAAAAGCCTTATGAATCTGTTGAGTATCCAATAAGGCAAGTTTAGTAGGGGTAGAGCTATACGCGCGCGACCTGGACTGTGACACAGTGTCAACTGGCCCGAAACGCCCCTAATATGGAAATAGCCTCAAAACGCCTGGATACCTGGATACCTCTTTTAACTACTTGAATCCACGCGCAAAATGATAGTATCCAGGTACAAAGTGGCATTTGCCTGCTGGATACCCGTAAACAATCAACGACTTGCGCGCACCCGGCCGATTTCCCTGTGAAACAATGTCACAGCCCCGCAGGCAGTGAGCGGGCGCTACCACTGATTCATAAGGAGAAATCGTATCCAGCCGGCCGACGGGCGGTATTGCAGTTTCCCGGCCGCCTGACGATAATGGTTCAACTGTCAGCGCTGTGCTGGCAGCCTACCTAACCCGGAGAACGCACCATGCCCACCCACGCCACTGTGATTGAGACCGCCGACTCGTTCAAGCTCGTGCCCTCGTTCGACCCTGAGGCCTTCCCGCTTTTCGAGTCCGATGACGCAGACGACGTGCTGGCTTTCTGCCAGGCGCACGGGATCATCGCGCACAGCGTCAACGCGTAGGGTCGGACGTGCGTGGCATCCTTGCGGGTGCCACGTGCGGGCGGTCTTGCCCACTCACGGAGAGACACATGGACAACGCGGTAATCCTCAGCATCGGGCTGAACGTAGGCGGCGCCGAGCCGGAGCACCAGATGCGCAGCACGCTCTCAATCCTGGACTGCATTGGGACCATTCGCAGGCACCAGATCATCAATGGCGAGTGGGAAGGCGTGAAGGAGCGCACGATCCACGCGTTGGTCGAGTTGCCCGGCTTCGTGGGCGAGTGGCCAGACGTTGAGGTTGAGCAAGTGGTCGCGGCAGCCGCGCGCGTGCTCGGGCAGGAGTGCATCGCGGTGCGCAAGGCGAACCCGAAGCACGTAGACCCTTGGACGCTGGTGTATGCTGACGGGCGAGTGACCGTCGGCGGTACGGTCGAAGAGTTTCCGCCCTTCGGCAAGTAGTAGCGGCGCTCGGCGTACAGGGTAGCGCGCTACCCTGTGCGAGGCGCACCGCCTCTCACAAGGAGTTTAGCTATGGACGCACGCACAAGGTTTGCCGAGGCCGCCGACAGGGCGTGGAGTTGGTCGATTGACACTTTCAACCAGGAGCTAGGCGAGGATCCGTTCCTGGCCTGCGGTGTCGCCTATGACACGGCGACGCTGCAGGAAGCGCAGGAACGGGCTGGGTTAGTCAAGGGGGCCGAGTGATGGGCGCTTTGTGGAATTCGGTCGGCGGCGCGCTGCGCGTCGCAGGCGTGGAGGATTTCGGCTTGCTGCTCAGGCTGCGGGAGGACACGAAGGCCTCACGCACGCACGGGCTGCCAGTGTATTCACTGCACGCGAAAGGGTCCGCGCAACGGTCGCGGTGCATCATGCAATTTGTCTGGCTGGAAAAGGGGGGCGAGTGATGGCACAGGCAACCATGGTCGAAGCGCTGGGGCTGCTGGGTGATGAACTACCCTGCGACCGTATCATGCGCGTTATGCATGAGGTGGGTGTCAGCCCGGACGGCAAGGTTGAAAGGCGGATAGTGGCAGGGCTCATCCTGACCCTTCGCTCCGCGGGGTGGGTGCTGGTCGGCGCGAGTGACGGCGATTACTGGTTGGAGTCCAGCGACGCGCGCGAGTGTATGTCCTTCGTTTTCGAGCGGGTCAGCAACACAACGTTACGCTTCGTGCAGGAAGGGTGCAGGCGCGAGCGTGGGGTGTTTCTGGTGCCCGGCAATGGGGTGGACATCGTCACGGACTACCACATAGCGCCCATATTCTCGGACGTGCTGGACGGGTTTGACCCGGAAGTCTACGCGTAGTGTTTCGCGTACAGGGTAGCGCGCTACCCTGTGCGAGGCGCACCGCCTCTCACACAAGGACACAGGAACGTGAACACATATTTGATAGGCTTCGCGGCGGACTACGAGCCCGCGTCGATCCTCGGCGCGAGCGTGTTTGTCTCGGACCAAGTGACGGCGTTTAAGCGCCTGTTGGGCGAAGCCCGCGGCACTTGGCGCTGGGAGTGGGTCGAGCTCTGGCGTGTTGACGGCCAGAGCCTCGTCATGGTGGCCACGGCGAACGACACCGACAACGGACCGCGGGTGTTTCTGGA